CGGATATCCGGGAGCCTCACGGGAAAGGGCGTCACCGCAAATGAGCGACTTGAAAGGCACGTATTGGCGCTGGACGGCGCAAGACGGAGCACTGTGCGCAGACATCCTCGGTGCGGACACGGCCATCGTCGCCTATCCGGAAGAGGGCCTTGTGCGCGCGGCCGTGCCCAACCGGGGCATGACTGCGGATGAGGCTCGCATGATCGGAGTGCGGCTGATCGAGGGTGCCGCATTGGCGGATGCTGGCCGTAGCGTACGCGGGTGGCCGCAGTGAGTGACAACTATCGCGACGGCTGTTCGGGGCGTAACGCCGGTGTCGTCGCACGCCTCTGCGTCGCGCTGGTAATGCTTGGCGCATGGCTGTCGGAGCGTCGCCCCTTCAGGGGTTGACAATCGGCATGTCGGTAATTAAGGTGATGGCATCGGGTGGCGAAATAGCCCGATGCCATCACTGCACCTAGGCAGTAGGTTAGATCGACTAAAAGGAGGCGACGCATGATTGCGCAGCGTAGCGTGCAGCGGCTCGACGCGTGGACGATTGGCGATCGGGTACGCGTCGATGCGGCATTTGCTAAGCCGGGGGATGTATGGGTGATCACCGGGCTCGCTTTCGATAACGATGGCCCATACGCTTCAATCCGGCTTGCGCATCGAGTTGGCGGGCTGCCGCTTGGGACGACGGGGAGCGCGGTTGGCGTCGAATGGTTGCGGCCGGCGTCGAGGCTGAGGACGGAAAGAAAGTGACACTTACTTATAGGCCGTGCGGAGCGTGCGTTTCGCTTGTCGACGTGAGCGGTTGCGAACACTGGGCAGTCGGCAGGACCCCTGAGCCGACCCTCATCGACAATCGCACGGGCGACATCATCACGGCGGCATCGCTCGCCACCGTGAGTGTCTCCGAAATCTCGCTGTCTACTCTTTTAGCTTTCGGGCGTGCGCCGCTTCAGCGCGAGATGATCGGCGAGGCAATGGCCGACCCAAGAGGGGACATTCCCGTGTCGACGGACAGGAGTCGACGGCACGCGTTCGCGAAAATGGTGCGCACCGGGCAGATGGAACGCATCACTCGGGAAGGCAAAGACACCTACCGCATTACGCCACTCGGGCGCGCCGTAGCTGAGGGCTTCGAGCGCGCACGTCGCGAAGGGAAAATCCTTCCTTCATCGATCACCGCGCGCACGTAGAACGGCGTCCACCGTAGAAGGCGAGACGCACTCTGGGCGCGTGCGGGCAACCCATCCACTTAGCCAACTGACAGCGGCGGCAATTGCCGCCGCTGTCAGCGTGCGAAGCCCCCCGGGCACATTGTTCACGATACTGGGCGCGTAGACGTCAAGCGCCACACTCGCAATGAGACTGCCGGCGAAAGCCCCCAGCGAAGCAAGCTTCACCTTCCACTCTGTTCGCAGACTCGTCACTTGACGCTCACTCCCAGATAAGTTAAGAGGCCGATGAAGCCCAACACCACGGTGACGATCAAGGTCAACGTGGCTTTCGGCATTTTGTCACGTTCGAGTAGCCGCAAACGCGTCTCGAAATCTTGTCTCACTTGAGCCAACTCGGCCCTCAGCCCCGAAACCTCGCTCGGAAGCCCGTTGAGCGCGCGAATTTCGCGCTTGTGCTCCGTGACATCCTCGCGAATGTACGCCATGTCCGACAAGAGCGTTCCGATCTTGGCCGAGAGGTCACCTAGTGTGCGCTGAATCTCGGCAAGCATCGTACCCGTGCTGTCTGGAGTTTGCGAGCTAGTCACGCGGCACCCGTGATGATGTCAATCATCGCAGCCCGGACGGTCTCCTTGGTCACCACCGGAACGTCAAGCGCACTCACCCTGGCGATGATCTCGTCAAGCTTCTGTAAGGCGGTGCCGTGCTCGAACGGCATGTTACCCAGGACACCGCCAAGCGGAGCCATGTAGACCGGCCCGGGTCCGCCGATGTTTCGCTGCGTAGACCATACCCGCTCAGCGGCCACAGTTGCGGCCCTGTCAATTTCGGTCTTCAGCCACGCCTTGTCAGAGTCAGAAAGGGCCATGTCGCTCTCCAGTTCTTCCTGCACGAATCCTAGAAACTGTGACCACGGGAAGCGGCTCCCCGGGTCGGTATGGTCGCCGTTGTCTTGCGGGAAAGCGTTCGTGATGTCAACGTGCCCACAGAACCCCTTGACTCCGTCGGCCACCTGTCCGGCGGACAGCTTGCGAATCGGGATGCCCCACTTTTCGGCATCGCGCGCGCATTGCTTGGCTGCACGTTTCAGCATCGCCTGAGCGTAGCCACCGCTCCAATCGATGCTCCCGCCCTTGCCGCATAGCTCATGCTGGATTCCACGTTTATTGCCTTGCGTGCGGGCGGTATGCGCGATGTCGGCAGTCCTGACGCACTGCACGGTGGAATCCGAGTCATGGAAATAATGCGTTGACGTGCCGTCAGTGCGTCGCTGGTCGTACGCCGCGCCATCTTCCGCCGACTGGCTATGCGCACTCCCCTCGGTGGTGTGGATGACGATCAATTGCACACTGCCGCGATTCGCGTCCGTCCAGCTTTTCGGCGGCATCCATTGCAAGTCTGGATACTCCGGCGATTGCGCCACGTGGTCACCTCCCTCAACTCCGACACTATCACGCTCAGTTACAGAGAGACGGCTAGGTTGCCCGTGTCTTCACCTTCACAGTGGACGACGACATGGAATGGCTCCGAGGCTGATGCGAACACCTGAAAAGTCCCCAGAGAGGTTACCCTTTGGGCAGTGATAATCACGCTAAGATAGCCATTGGTGGACGGAAAGTAGTAACCGATTAGCGGAGTGATTGCCGCATTATTGTTTGCGTCCTGGTAATCGCGCATGCTAGCTATCTGGTCGCTCGCCGTCGTCGCCACAGTGCCGGTAGTGGCAGCCTGAACGACGCGAATCCGGGCAATGCCGATTTCGCCGTCGACTGTCGAATCCAGCGTCATGTTAGACGTCGTGATGCTGTATCCGAAGCCAGCGAGAACGGGAATGTCGTCCAAGCGCACATATCCCGCCTCTGTCGTGATCCCCGACTTTGCGGTAGTCCTCGTCCCTCGGGCGACGAGTCCCGGCCGGGACGCAATAAAGTTATTGAGAGACGTCTCGACTGAATTTACGTCAGAGACCATCGTCTTGTTACCGCCAAATACCGTCACAGTCCCCACCTTCCTGGCGTTGCGACATTTACCGAATCACCAACGGAAAGGAATTTCCGAATGCCGTTTTTTGACCTTACCGCACCGGTAAGAATCTGCTGATATGCGCCCGGCGCTCCGGTGCGTGCGCCCATTCCGCCAACGGGAACGCCTATCCTTTCTCCGGCGATGATGAGATCGTAAGGCGACGTGTTCGACCATGCCTCATCTGCCGTCATGGCCAGGGTGAGGGTAGTATCCGTTGGCGCGGCCGGCGCGGCAAGGGTGGATGTTTCGAGATCCCATAGCGACGCATCGGAGTTCCATTTGCCTAGCGCGAATTGAACGTCCGGAGCGCAGTTCAGTGTCAGCGTGCGCGCGTTCGGCCACCCAATTGACTCTGAGTAGCCTAGGACGTGCAGTCTGATCACATTTTCCCGATACCCGGTGATTTCTATAACGCTGCCGATGTCAATCTGTTCAAGAGCGGCAACGCGTGACGCGTCAAGGGCTGCAAGATTGATGACTACTTTCGGGTAGCGAGGTTCGTCAACAGTGCCTCGCTTGAGCCACCAATTCGCATGCTGAGCCATGCCGCCGAAAATTGCCAAATCGGCGATGTTGACTTTAAGCGGGGGCTGTATCCGCTCGCCAATGCCGTTTGGTGGCGGTTGAGTCCCCCGAGGTGACGTGTCATCTCTAGCTGAGTGCTCTGCATTGTCGGGCTGGACGAGTTTTGACACATTCCAGACGTTTGCGTCGTCATCGGACTCGGAGGGCGGAAACGGGAGTTCTGAAACGTCGATGCGGATTGGCGTCTGACTGTAGCGCGCAGACCTCAGCATCATGAAGACCGTCGAATTTTGCCTGTCGTCGAACACGAGTGCGTCATCGGATGCGGCTATCTCGGCAAGGATGTCTGGCAGGCTCCCGGACCGCTGTACGCCCATGATCGTAGACGGCGTCGCTCCCGGGGAGTAGTCGACAGGGAGTCCGAGATAGGTGCCGAGAATCGACGTGAAGCGGAATTCCACAGGTTCAAGTGGTCGCCCGGCCAGCGCGTTTGCCCGATTGTCGCTTCCGAGGTCCTCTACGGACTTATCGACATTCATGCCCAGCACGTGACCTAGCGACATGTCTGCGATCGTCAATCCCGTAGTGAGCCACTTCTCTAGCGATCCCGTAACCCCGGAATACGTGTCACCGAAAACGCCGCTCGTCCCTGCCCCCAACGCGTTTTCAATAGTGTATGTCGCCTGGATGTTGGTCGTCCCGGCGGAATAGCGCGCTTCGACGTTCCATAGAATCCATCCGGCGTCGGCAAGATTCACGGTGGCGGGAACTACTTCGGAAAACCCATTTGAGCCAATGAGAACCCAATTCCCGGCGGAGAAGATGAGTGACCAGTCGACACCGTTTGACGTGCGCCACAACAGGAGCGGGTAGGTTTCAGCGGCGTCAAACGACGTGAACTTTTGAATCCACGATATCTGCCATCCGGAGGTAGACGTTGCAGCGCCCGGGATAAAGAATCCCTCGGTGGCCGTCGGGGAGGCGTTGACGTCGGCAACAGGATCGGATCCAGCGGGACGATACTGCGACTCGAATGCAAGATTAGTCACCGGCCCTGATGATGCTCCCTGCACTGGCGTGAAAGCGCGCGTGGTGCCTCGCGCATCTTCGAGTGGCCAGTATCCAGCAAGTGGCGCAGATGCAATGCTCGTGTTGTAAATGTAAAACGGTGAGCGAATGTTTGCAGCCCATTGATTCACCCTTTCCAGGGTGCCTCCCGCGGACACGTCAACCCACGATTTGCCCCGACGGGGAGCCGCGCGAAAATCCCGGCTCTGCTCCGACCTGAAGGATGATGCCGCGCCCCATCCGCGAACACTGCCGTTCACGGAAACGCGCACGGGGGCGCCTATCGCGGCCTTGCCGTAAAGCGGTGACTCAGGATTGGTCGGGCGCAAGCTGTCGTCGGCGTTCTCGAGGCGCGCGGTGATCATAGTCGGGGATATGCCGCCGCTCAGCCCTCGAGAACCTCGCGTGACCACGATGGGCTGATCGGCAAGCACCTTACCGCCCCTCACAAGGTCATGCCATGCGCCATCGTAGAAGATCTCGAAAGCAACATCGTTAGGCAACGCCGGCCCCCAAAACCAACTGAGCGCCACCGCCACGCCGGCGGACAACGCGCGAAATCGCTTCAAGAAGGACTTCCCCATCGAGCGTCACCACCACTGAAGTCCCGTCACTGCCGCTGCCTCCACCGGCGGGTATGACCCGCTCTCCAGCTAGGCCGATGAATGGAACCTCCTGTCCAGGCACGCCCGGGATGACGCCACCCGTATGGAAAGTAGGCAACCGGGGAGCGGAAATACTGTTGCCGCCAATGCCGGGAATCCACCCTGGCACTGTCCACGACAGTGCTCCAACGGTCGAATTCCACGCATTTGAAATTGAATTAAAAGCGCTCTTGAATGGCCTGGAAATGGTTTGGCCAACGCTGGCGAACGCATCGCCGATCTTTCCGGGTAGCTTCTTCATCCATTCCCAAGCGGTCGATGCAGAGTCTTTAATCCAGCGCCAAGCGGCGCTACCCTTTTCTTTCACCCAATCCCATTTGATCACAAGAAGTGCGATAATGGCAATGAGCGCGACAATGCCAACGACTACCCATGTAATCGGCGACGCCCATAGTGAGGCGTTGAATAGCCATTGCGCCGCAGTGACAAGGCTCAGGATCCCTACAACGGCAGAAATGAGCGGCGTCACTAGGTTGATCTTATCGATCCAGTCTTGCAACTCCGGCGGATTGGCCTCGTGCATGGCGTCGTTCATGTCTAGTTGAGCCGCGCGTGCGTCGATGTTCGCCTGTTTGCCGTCCTCGGTGGCCTGCTTTTGGTCGGTAAGTGCCTGCTCGTAATCCGCCGTGGCCTGCTCAGAGTCGGCAATCGCCTGAGTCTTGTCAATCTCCGCTTGGCTGAGGTCAAGCGCTGCCTGCCGAGCCTCTGCTGACGTAGCGCCGTGTTCTTTTACTGCCTTATTGTATTCCTCTTGCGCAATCTTTGCGTCAAGAATTGCCTGTTCGCGGTCTTGATCGGCCTGAGTTAGGTCGATCTCCGCTTGTCCCAGGTCCAAATTTGACTGAGTCAAGTCTCTCTGGGCCTGCTCGAGGTCAATTGCAGCCTGCCGAGTGTCGGCCATGGACTGTTCGACGTCCAGCTGAGCGCGCTCGAGTCGCGCAGCCTTGGCGCGCGCGAAGTCCTGGATATCGGCAATGGCCTGCATGCCACCACCGAACGCATCGAGCGCATCCGTCGCACCCGACGTCGCTGCCCCCAGGGACCCGAGGCGTTGCTCAAGCCGTCCGCCAGCGGACGCGCCATCCTGCATCCCAGCACCCGACCGGGATGCAGCATTGCCAACTTCCTCCATGGAGGTGGACGCACGGCTAGCAGCCTGCTGAAGCTTCTTGGCGTCGCCGGCGAACTCGACGCTGACAGTTGAACCGGGCATTACTCAGCGTCCAATCCGTTTGCCTCGACTACTCCGACGAGTGCGGCTTCTAGCAGTCTAGCGATGTTCGAACGCTCCGAGGCCAGCGTTGGATAGATATACCTACCCTCGGGAATGTACGGGCGCGCCGGAGGGCGTCCACGGCGCTTCCCCTCCCCGCCAAAGTCAAGCCATGGCCAATGGCTCGCTTTCCCGCCGCCGGCCCGGATCCTCGCCGACGTGCGGGTAGACGCGACGCGTAGCGAACTCTTCGCCGCGCCCGACACAATGGGCACTTTTGGCCGAATCTTATCGGCCACCTGTTCAGCCACGGCGTTCAGGGCAACGCGGAGCGTTTTTGGGGCATCCCTGTCGATCCCACGGAGCGCCTTGTTCAACTCCTTGAGTCCAACGACGTGCACCGCAACATCCATCGCGTCACCCCCCTGCTCGCGCCATTTCTTCACGCTGAGCGGCCCGCCCGTAGAACACCATCCATGCGGCATATTCCCGGGCACTCATTTTCCGGCGCATCACCTCAACCGAGCGCCATCCCAGCTTTTCGCACAGGTAGTGGTCGTTCTCTAGATCGGGATGCTCTTCGAATAGCCTATACAGCGCTTTTCTGCGCGCCCTCCCCGAAGCCGGACAAGTCGCGGATCCGGGCGGTAATCTTCGCGACCACCGACGATGGCGCCGTCTCCTGAAAGCGCTTCGCTGCGGAAAGGTTGAGAGCAGGCCTCACCGTGGCCTTAGACAACATCCTTGCCTCAATCTCGGCGGCATCATCCGTCCCCTTCCCGATCCACAAATGCTCAGCGCGAGTGAGACCGCGCACTTCCACCGTCTTGCCGTTGGGCAGCACAATGGAATCGGTGACGTCAGCAGCAAGGATCTCGTACAGATCATCCTCGGTGGCGTACTGCGGAATGTCGTTCGATGCAGACACTTTTCCTCCTGACTAGACCTGGGCGGTCAAGTCCCAATCGTCGGATGGCTCAGTTTCGAGCGTCCATAGCCGGTAGCCGGCGACGGGAGCCGACTCAGTGTATTTGGTAATGACGGCGTCGAAGCTGCGCTGAGGCAGCCCGGACCCGGTGCCTTCCGGCCGGTACTTGATGTTGACCTTCGTGCCGACAAGCGCCTCCAGGACGGCGCGCGGTCCCGTAGCGCTGTCGTCATACTTGCCGCCGCACGAAAAGACCCCGTCAAGCAACGTAGGGTCCTTCACGACGGAGTTCTTGCCGTACGTAGTGTTGTCCTCGGTGCCGGAGTTGCGTTCGCATGTGGAGTCCGTGCAATGCGTCGAAATGTTGTTTCCAGCAATGAGAATCACAGTGCTTTTGCTGTGTTTCCGGGCCACGGTGTGAGTCCCCTCTCGTGAGTACTTTCCGCTAGGCCGACGTGCCGATGATGGTCACATCATATGTTACCGACGTGCCGCTTGAAGAATTCGCCACGGTGATCAGGTCGCCGGTCCCGGCGGTCACGGTAACTTTGCCATCCGCCGGGCAGACCCACAGGAAAACGCCACCAGGGGGGATGTCGAGACCGTCGCCGGCAGCAAGGAAGAGAGGGACGCCATTCGAAGCTGAGCGAGTGACGCGCACGTTGTTGGTATTGCTGGCGGACGCCTTGATCTGAATCGCGCGCAACTCGACAAACGTCATTGCCGCGCCCGTGAGGGGATTGGTCAGGCCACCAGCGAGATCGAGATCTTCAGTCCCCGACGCTGCGATTGTTCGCGAATCGTGGAACATGAGATCGGCAGAGTTCGCGCCGGTGCCATTGGAAAGCTCAACGGAGTTCTTGCGCAGAAAGAAATCCGTCGGAACAGACAGATCGAGAATGTTTCTGTACGTTGCGTCAATCTGCGCAGTGACTAGCGCCTGCAATGTCGTCGGCATGAGCTTCCCCTATCCGGAATGAGTGATGTCGAGATGAAGAACTACATCAAGATACTCGACTGATCCTACTGCGATGTTGGAAAAGTCTGCCGATGTCACAGTGACCTCATCGCACGTAGTCCACGCATGCGCTTCGAGAACGCCGACGGCGGACGTAAGGGAGTCCTCGTCAAGCCAAGCGGATGCGGTTTCGAGGGCAACACGATCGGTTACGTTGTTGGCGATGAGATGAACAGGGAGATCAGAGATCGAGGTCTCGCCCTGCCCGTACGTTTGATGGAAAGCGACTCCCTGACCTTCCGGGTAGCCCACCACCCCGGCCGGCGGAGTTAGTGTCTTGACCGGGTGAGGGGATATGCGCAGTCCCGTCACGGAGCCCAGCACCGACGCAACTTCCTCCATGATCAGATCGAGTCTCATGCGAACCCCGGAAGGACGTAGGGGGCTACGAGATCCTCAATGTCCGGATCGAATCGACTGATACGAATCTGCCCTTCCTGAGCCCATCCAGCAACCCCCTCCGGGGAGTCGAGTCTCACGAAACGCCTATTCGCCAACAGCAGGGTTGCGTTTGCGATTGGTGCCGGAATCGACGGCCAACCCCATTGCGCAGTGACACGAAACCACCGACCGGACCAGCCCGACCGATCCCGCACGAGGCCGGTAATCGCATAGCCATCCGTCACGTCGGGGTCGCTGAACCAGCCACCAACGGTAGCCCATGCAGACCGGTCGTCAGATGACTCTACTAGCGTAGGCTCGCTACCCGCATCGGGAATCAGGAGCGTCTCTCCATCGCCGGACCCATCGTCGGGAACGACTCTCCCCCGGGCTCGAATGATTCGCGTTGACGACGCGCCGTCGAGATAGAAACGCCGTCCGCACCTGTCGTCTACGGCACGCGAGGCTTGTTCGATCGCATCACGCAACGCGCCATCATCCGCCGTATCGGAAAGCGGAATCTTGCGCGCGCGTTTCAGCGCAGACAGGGGCGCGTACTCGTTTGCCACGATAGTTACTCGCCGTACCCTCGGATGCGAAGTTGCTCATCTACCTGTGCGATGCGATCTTCCATGCCGCCCCTATGGACGTACCCCCGGCGCTCCGCCAATAGAGCATCGACCATCCCACGGTTGGCCGGTTTCACGTTCTCAAACGCGTCACGCCGCGCAGATGCGGCACGCGCCTGAATGTCGACAGGCGCAACGTCGTCGAGAGTGGTCTCTACCGTGGCGTACGGTGTGCGCCTCGCGCGTCCCGCCATGTCGTACTCCTGTCTCGGTACTGCGCTCGATAAGAGGCGACACGTGGAGAACAAAGCCTGTTCCCCACGTATCGCATGGCCACTAGACCCCGGTGAACGTCGGCGCGGCTAGGCCGGTGCCGTTGATCTTCTGCGCGTGAGAGTACCGCGCGTGCGTGTACGCAAAGTAGCCATACACAACCATCAACACACCGAGGCTCGCGGCCTTAGTCTGCTCTGCGCGAATGTACATCGGAGCGCTGGGGTCCTCCCAAAGATGACACTCGTTCTTGTCGACAACGAAAATCTCATCCTCGGTGCCACCGCCCAGCGTGGTTCCGATGTTGTTGTCGACGATAACCGGAGTGTTGTTCGGGAGAACACCACGAACGCCGCTCCCGTAGCGCTCCGCAAAATTGGTGCCGAGCATCTGCGCCACAATTCCGGGCTGGGCCATTGCTGGCCACGTCGACACCATGGCGTTCTGAAGCCAGTACCACCGACGGGAATGCATGACGGCAATGTTCTCACCCGAGGACATGTCCATGAGCGCAGCCTCGACGGCAGCGGACGCTTGCGAAAACTTGGGATAAAGTTCCGCAACAGTGGGTGACGCGTCGGTGTAGGCGATCGCGGTAGCGACGTTGGTCAGGCCGTTGGTGGCCTGGTTCAGCAGAGTGCTGTCAAGCATGGTGTGGTACTGCCGGAACAAGTCGTCAAGGGTGACGGGCTCCACCCCGGCGCCGCGCTCAATCGCCTGACGCGACAGAGTCTGCTGCCCTGCATTCGTCTGCACGTTGACAGTCAGGAGAGTGTCGTCAATGTCAGTCTCGCTCGCGGCAGCATTTTCCGTCTGCACAGCCGTCGAAGTCGACGTAGTGATGCGGGACAGGTTGACAGTCATGCCCTGGGCGGGAAGTGGGTGTTTGTTGATGGCGTCCGCGAACGGGCGTCGCGCGGCAGCTTTCGGCGCGTAAAGCTCCGTCAGGTACTGCGGAACAACAAGGCCGGAAAAAGCCCCGGTGCCGGCCGCACGGATCTGCCCCGGACGTTCAATGCGCTCTTCCTGCTGATGACGAGCGACGCGATCACGCGCCTCATAGTCGCCCAGGAAAGCGCTTGCAACGTCGCGCTCAAACTGCGCGCCGCGCGGGTCGTTCTCGCGCGTGTAGGTGCGCGGCTCGGAAGCGACGCGCGCTACGGCGTCATACGCAGTGCGATGCTGCGCACTGGCCGACGGCGCGACGCGTGCCGCGAGATCGGCGATCTCGCGCTCCCGGCGCTCTTCACCTTCAAGCCGCTCCAACTCGGCACGCTCGGTGTTCAGCGCAGCATCCGCCGTGTCGCGCTCCGCCACGGCGGACGCAACTTCAGCCTCGGTGAGGGTGTCGCTGGCGCGCAACGCCAGGAGAGCATCTTGCTTTGCCGCCCGCGCGGTAATGGCAGCGGCAACCTTGGCTCGCTGCGCCTCAATCATCTGAGCGAGAGTCATCTCGCGCACTCCTGTTCATTGACGACGAATTGCCTTCATTCGCATATCCGAACAGGCGGCCGGACGAGGCGTGAAGCGCCGTCAGGTCTCGCGCGAGCGTACTTGCGTGTTGTTTCTGCGTATAGCCTAGCGCATTATCGCGCAATTGCCAGCGCTAGCAGCGCACGCGCGCGCGCGTCACCGTCGTTGCGCGCGGCGCGCATACCCGCAGAGGTGGCAGGGTTCGCGCCGTAGCCGACGATCGCAACATCGCCACGATGGATGTCGTACTCGCTGATCCGGTACTGCGAATAGTCGGGGGACCATTCGCCGCGCACGATACGGAACGCAAATGACATCTCGTCGATGAGTCCGGCCGTCAGCTTCGGCGCGATGTACGCGACATCGGCGTCAAGGGCGTCAAGGGACGGCGCATCGACAATGAGGCCAGCGTCGGACTCTTCAAGGGTTAACGTCCCATTTAGCGTGCGCGCAATCCGCCGAAGCTGGTCGTGCCCGAGCACGAGAGGCACGTCGAGATCGGTACGCTTCATCGATTTCTCGCCAGCACCGGCGCTCACGATCTCGATGTACGGGCCCCATGCGTCCCACATCTCGTAGCCGGACTCATACGCAGTAGCGACGCCGTTAAAGTGCAGCGCTCCCACACTCGCCTCTTCGGCGGGAACTTCGGCCTTCTTCGCGCGCGTGAGCGTGATGTCCGCATGCGCCAGCATCGCCGCACGCGCGCCACGCGCTTCGGCCGAGCGTCGCTGCGACGGCCTGTCCGCACGCGCACGTACGTTCTGTGCGCGCTCACGTGCAGCCTCGAAAACCGCCTGTTCCATCGTCATGCCGGTACTCCATTTGTCGCGTTGTCGCCGGCGAGCGGTTGCGCCGGGGTGAGGGGGGTCGCACGCGGAGTGAAAGCCAAACCAAATTCCGCGTACTGCTCGTCCGTCAGCGGCGCCAAATCTTCGAGTGCGCGCGCCTCGTTCGGGGTCAGAGTGCGTGAATCAATGCGCGTTTTGATTGTCGTCGCGCGCGTCGCCGGATCCATCGCCAGAAGCGCGCTTCTGTTGAGCTTCACGTAATGCGGCGATGGGGTGAGACGCGAGAGCGCCGTTTCGCGTCGCATGACGGCCGGGCCTAGATGCATGATCAGGAATTGCAGGTTTCGCTGCGTCATGGACGCATAGGTGATTGACCCCGTAGAAACGGCAGCATCGATCATGTCCCCCGGGCAGCCGAAGAATCGGGCAATGTCGCCAAGGCCGAAACCGCGCGTCGCGAGGAACTCAGATTGCTGCGCAACGGACTGGATTGGCTTGTACTCCCAGTCTCGTCCGTGAACGAACAGGTCGCCGTTCGAGATTGCCGCGTTGAATGCATCTTTTGCCACCGTGGACTCGCGAGGCGTAAGCGTCTTTGCAATGTTTTTCAACGCAGCCATGGGAACGGCCTTCCCGCCGAACCAGTCGAGCGCGAATTTCTGCGCGCCGAATGACTCTTCGAGAGTCCACGCGGCGTGCGCAACGGGGGACAAGCCGAGCGGCGATCCCGCTACGGTAAATTGCCGCTCGTGCCACACATCACGCAAGCGGCCATTTTCGGCGTTGTATTTTTCTCCTGCAATCTCGTATTCGTAAATCTCCGAGCCTCGCGCGCGCACGGTGACGTCGGCTAGCGATACGAGATCGATTCTCGATGGAAGGCCCAGGCCGTTGCGCTCAGTGACTACGCCAAAACAGTTCCCCGCTCGATCGAGATCAACCTGAGTTGAATAAAGCCACTCCTGAATGCCGACGCGATCCCCGCCGGGGATTACGAGAACAGGCATCGTCGGGACGGAAACCTGTACGTCGGCACCGTCGAGTCGCACTTTACGAAACTGATCCACGGGCATCGTCGACACGAGATCTGCGCGAAGCCGAAGACATGCCCATACGGCGGAATGACGGAGGGCAGTGTCCTGGGTTACGGCGACGCTTGAACGCCGGGCGTTGCGCCGCTCATTCAGCAAGTCTTCCGCCGTAGTGATGGACGCAACCCGTGCATGCCTGCCCATTGCTCGCGCGAGAGTGCTACGGACACCCATATTCACACTCTCTTTCACCCGAACGAATCGGCGACGTCGTAGTCATCATCCATGATGACCGAATCGAGTAACGCATGGTAGCCCCATCGCGCCATCGTCAGTGATGTTACCGGGGTTATGTCGATAGCGCGATCTGTCGTAACCCATGCCATTGAGTCGCCTCGCCTCTGCACTCGCGCGACCTTGACGGCAGCGTTCCCGGCGGACGTAGGGACGTGCCGTAGCGATCCATCCTTTACGGCGTCGATCATCTGCGCGCACGCGGCTGCATTGTCGAGGGCGGTCAAGACAGCGATGTCTCCCGGCTTCCGCTCTTTCGCGAACGCCCCGTGCGTTTCCTCATCACGGCTTTCAGGTCGCTCAATGCCACGCCTCTTTAGCTCCTCGCGTAGCGACTCGTAAGTGCCGCGCCCCATCGCTACAGCGAGCGGCTGCAAAACTTCGTGATATTGGACAATCCGCTGAACAATGCCGCCCGGGGTGCCGCAATAGACCACCTGAGCATGCTCTAGGCCATCCTCGCGACGGCCGAACACTGCGATCGATGCGTAGTCCCGCATTGGGGAGATGTCCACGGACAAGCACACTTGGCCGTCGCGCTTAGAGAGGATGTCGCCCAGGGACATCCATTTCTCGTAATCGATTTCTGCGCCGGATTCGAGTTCGCTGAACAGGCCTAAACGTTCGCGAAGAAACTTTTCTGGAGACTTGACCGCCTCCTTGAGAACAGTCTCTTCGGATATGCGCACGCCTAAAGCTCGATTTGCTTGCGCTGCATGCGCGAGTAGCTCACCGGTGAGCTTTTCTCCGGCCGGAGTGTCGTACTCATCATCGGCAAGGTCACGAACCCGTTCAGCTAGCCGGAGAACATCGTCGTACTTTCCGGCACTTGACCACTCGAAATACACCATGCCTCGGTGGCCGCGCCGTCCACGCTTGACTAGCTTGCGGAACACATCGCTATCCCTGAGTGGCGCACTCGACATGTACCAAGTTTGGGGATTCGGCGCTGCCGACGTGGCGTAGCTGATTGCAGCGTCTTGCTCTTCAGTGAGGGCGAAAGCCTCGTCGAGAATCAGGGGGGAGACCCCGGCAAAGCCTCGCCCGGAGCCACCCGACCTGGCGAGAAACGACAGTGTAGATCCGCCGAACTCTCTTTTCAGCACAATCTCTGTTGCCGCAGTAGAAGAACGAATCGTTTTGACTCTTTTGCGCAAGTGGTCGTAATTGTCGAAATAGCTGCGGACACGCTCAAACCCCTTTTGTGCGGTCTTGAATTCGTGAGCAGTCCACACGATAAGCGGCTCTTTCAAGACCAGCATGCCATTCATGGCACGCGCCTCTAGTA